GCTCCTTTAACAAATGTATATAGTTCGTCAACTGCGCAGTTTTTCTGTTCTGCAATCAAAACATTTAATTCGCTTAACAGTACATCTTGTGTAGGAGTTGGTTGCATTAAAATATTGTCTGTTGGAACTTTAGTTAGTCTGCCAGTTGCTTCTAATGTAGTAAGCATTACCTTTCCGTCTGGGAAATAATTTGAAAACATGTATTCGCCAAACTCAAAAGATTCTTGTGCTTGATCTGTTTCAATTAACTGCATCAATGAATCGTGATACATATCTGGAAGTTGCGAAGTATGGCAAACTAGTGCAGTGTTAGCTTCTCCGGGAAGAGTTCTAAAAATTACTGCTACTTTAGATCCTGTATTTTTTAATTTTCCAATGTGTTTCATAAATTATCCTTGAGTGTTTTTCTGTTGGTCAGCAATACCCTCTAAAAATGCTGATAGTTTATTGTAGATTTTGCCTACATCTTCTAGCTCGTTTGCTCTAAATGCTCCACGTTGTGTTGCAACATCGATGATGCTTTTAACAGCGGTCAAATCCGACACATTTAGATCCGGTGGACCTGCTTGCTCTGCTGCCTGATTTGGTTGTGCAGTTGCTTCTTGTTCAACTGCCTCGGTTTGTTTTTCATCTGCCATTTTTAGTCTCTCCTTTTATATGGACATGCTAACATAAAATATGTTAATTCTTTCGGATCTTCAAATCCTACAAATTTAGCGTGTCGTAATCTTCCAGTATTTTCATTAATAGTTGGATAACTTACGACACAATACCTACCCTTTAAGTTACTACGAATCCAAGTTTTAATTTCTCTAGTATCAACTTCTCCTATACATGTTCTAACAAAATGTTTAGGTAAAAAATCTAAAACACGTTTATTCAAAACTTCTAGTGGATTAATGTCCTGTATCATGAATATTTATAACCTTAAATTACGTATCGGTGGATTCTTGGTTTAAGCGTTTGTTTAGTGCTTTTGCATAACCAAACTTTTTAATATCACCGCTGAACAGGTATAGTTCNAAAGCGGCTCTTTCTTTTAAAACAATCATATATCGTTTGCTAATGTAGTATGGCGAATCGATAAAGTTATCGAGCCATACTAATACTTGTGGAGTAATGCCAAAATCTTTTGGAAAATCTACTTTATACGTTTTAATTTCGGCTGTAGTTGAAATAAAATTTAAGCCTTCTTCAGTTAATCGAAGTCCGCCGGTGTTTTTTGATCTAAAATTATACCACCAAGATTTCTTATATTGCTCGACATTGTCGCTTGTCGCTTCTAACATCGCCGCCTTTAGAAAAGTTCGTGTGTATGTATCTTTTATATCCATTTATCACTGTTCTTTTTCTCCGTTTGACAGTTTAAAAACAGAGAAGTCTTCGCATTTGAATAAACCGTTTAACTTTTTAGCAAGATTTCTAGCATGTCCCGGATTTGAAAAACTAGTTTTTTTGTATTTAGGCCCAGGATAACTTGTAATCATGCTACCGCTTTTTAGATTAAACGGTTGATCTTTGTAAAACACTGCCCAAATAGCTTCACTTTCGAGAACTTGCTCTACTTTATAATTTTCTTTACTTGCATGTTCAAGCAAAACTTTAGGTTTTGGTCTACTCATATATGCGTATCCTTTTAATTAACTACGCATATATTTATCCTAATTAGAAGGATCCTCCTTCAAATTTAACTTCAACAGTCTCAGAGTTTTGTTTCATCTCGTTGAGTGTATTGTTAATATGCTCAACGGTCTTACCGAGTTTACCGGTAATCAATGCCAAGTCAATTGCAAGATCCCTTGCTTCTTGTATGCTAATACGAATGTCTCTTTGCTGACTTTGTTCAGCTGATTTAATACGCATTAATAATTTTTCAACACTCGGCAGTGTACTAGGTAAACTATCTTGAGACATTTGACAACACCTGCTTCATTTCTAAGTCTGTTTTAAACGGACCTTGATAATCGTAACGTTGTAGAGTAATTAATTTAGGACAGAAACTTTTGACCCATCCTTTGTTAAAATGAATGATATAGTAGCCTGCACAATACAAACTTTTCGAATCACTACTCTTAGTAAACAACGGCAATTTTTTCTGAATATCATAAAGTGGATTGTGCGGAGTCCAACTTGTTGGAAATCCGTGAACTTCTTTCTCAATCGAGTCATCAGCATCTTTTAAAATTTTCGCTACAAAAAAGTCAGTACCGAATTGTTGTTTTAAACTCTTTTCGTTTCGATAAGTTTGATGACCGTTCTTACTACTTAAAATAAATTGATCGTCTTCAGATTTTCGAAGTGTGCCTACTCGTAGTCCTTCGTGTTCAATAATCCAAAACTTATCTTTTAAAATTTCTTTAGCACAAATTTTTTCCATTATTGTCTCCTTATCAAACAGACATCGTATGCTTAGGATATCTTGCATTTAACGGTTCTGCATATGCCTGTGCTTGATCTGAAATCTTTTTCAAATCATACAAATGACAGAATTTCATTAATCTAATACCTACTTGACTAATATTTTTTTCNGCTTCTAATGCGTTTTTAATTGTTTCATCAATACATTGTCTAACATCNTCGGGCTGAGCTGTAAGATCAATAAGTGTACGATTGCGCTCGTAATCTTCTAACACACGATGTTCTTGACCTTCATGATCTACCCAACGCTGTAGCATCATGTTGTTCCAGTTAAACCCTTTAGTTGTTCGATCGTCATATGCTTCTAACAAGCCGACTTTGTTCTTAGTGCCTTTCTTGCGTACACCGGGATAAGCACTAAACACATTATCACTTGTATCGCCGCGCATACACTTCTCAAAAAGCATCCATTCAGGATCTACTTCTTTAGGTTGCTTAGTTTTCTTGTCTATAACAGGCAAACCTTTCTTATCAAAGAATCCTTCAATAGTAGTTGTAACTTCTTGTACACCGTTATAAAGTCTAACATTAGGTGCAACTAACTGCTGGAAGTCTGTATCAGTACTAATAATGATATGCTCATCATCTGGGTGTGCTTGTGTCCAGCCAGCAATAAGATCATCTGCTTCTAATCTAGGATGTCGCAACACTGTACAGTTAGTTTTTTCGCTAATAAAGTCTTTAAATGTATCAAACGCTTCCCAAAAGACAGTTTCTTCTTCTTGTTGTTTTTCAGTTAAAGCGGCTCGCGCATCACTACGATTNCGTTTATACGGCTCGTAGTAGTCTTTGCGCCAGCTACGTCCTTCTAANCAGAACACTACGTGATCCGCATCAAAGTCCTGCCATGCTTTTTTAACACCGTTAAGTGTAATATGAAAAGCCATGCCTAACTTAATATCAGCATCACCGTTTATTACGTGTCTAGCTCTAAAGAATGTGTTAGCTAAATCAACAATTACATGTGTTGTCATGAGTTATCTCTCTTAATACTATTAATATCCAATGTTCCTGTATCTATCGGACCGCCGTAATCGCCATCAACTACTACTTGCGCACATAGTTCTCTAAACCAACGATCTACAACTTCTTCTTCTTTGTCATCTGGAAGTCCGTATCCTTGTTCAATAAGGGATTTGATGAAATACTTATTCCAATCGAGTTCAAAAAAACCATTACGAACGTTTTCTTTATTAACGTGTGTATCAAGTACACCGACCCACGGTTCTTTCTTTTTAGTAGCATAGGCCTTAGGGTTTGTATTCTTTAAGGCTTCTACAGATTCTTGTTCAACACGGGCTCGTTCTTCAGCAATACGTGCTTCTTCTTTATCGAGTCCAGTAATTTTTTTAAGCCATTGCTTCATAATACATAGTTCCTAAGTTAATATATACATTATACATTGATTACTCAGCCTTGTCAACCTTTTTTGTTAACTGCCAAGCACCATGGTCAAGCTCTTCCCAGATAAGAGTGTCTCCTTCATCCCACCCAACTTGATCGATAGCTTCGGGGGGAAATTCTAGATACAGTTCTTTTGTAGTTTGGTTTTCTTGGACCTGAATAGTCCAAGAATTTTCACCAGTCTTTTTTGGATAATCGCTCATGAAAAGTATTTGTCCAACATCTCTAAACGATCGTGTGCCGACGCCATTGCATCTAGCTCTTTTTGAATAGTTTCAACAATGTCTGAATGTTCGCCGATGCCTACTACCTTTTGCATATAAACTTCTACATTAGTTTTATGCATCTCTATTTCTGCTTCGGCATGCATTCGCGCCGCTTTAATCATTTGTTCTTTCAATTCCATAATTCCTTTTTCCTAATATTTTTGTTGTGACGGAATGACGCCTCTTACGCCGCCTTTCGGATCTTCCATGTCTCCGTCACGACGGAAGATTAGATGTACATGCGGGTACATGCAGGTTTGACCTGCACTAGTTCCCATGTTAATTCCTACATTATATCCNGTAATATCATTATCTGCAAGTATGTTTTGATTGCCCATTGCTTGTGCAAAATTAAAACACTTTAAGATATTTTCTT